GGGTACCTTCCTGGTTCAGCTCAAGCGCCTTGTCCACGTATTCGAGACCAGCCTCTGGATTGCCCTCGTTGATGTGGCATCCTGCGATGTTGTTGTACGGGTCGGGCCAGTTGTCGCGGTACTCGATCGCCTTCTTGCAGGCGTCGATGGCCCAGTCGATGTGATACTCGCGTCGATAGCAGACGCCGAGGTTGCTGTAGGCCTCCGCGAACTCAGGATTGATGCGCACACAGTTATGAAGCAGCACGGTGGCGATACCGAACTCCCCCTTGTGCATCAGTGAGGTCGCGTAGATGTAAATCAGGTAAGGATTGCCGGGATGCTGCCCGATAACCTGGTTAATGACATGGATCGCACCGTCATGCTGGCCTTGCTTCTGCAGACCCTGAGCGTGATCGATGATCTCCTTCAGTGATACTTTCTCAAGCATAGTTTTCCCCTGTTGATAGTAGAACCCCCTCCGAAGAGGGGGCTCGGTTGGTTACGCTGGATCGCCTTCGTCACAGTGGTAGTTGAGCACCCCTGTAATGACGCCGGCAGCGGTCGCAGTTGTCACCGTCTGGACCGTGAGGTCGATGGTATCAAACTGATCGGCTGCGTCGTCCGAAAGGTTGTACTGGTAACCCACGGCAGCGGCCACAATGGACGCGTCGGTGATTACCGTATTCGCCACCAGTGTCGCAGACACCAGATAGCGGCTCGCACTACCACCGTCACCCATCCCTGCGGTGAACTGACCTGCGCCAGTACGGACCAGGATGAAGCCATCGACGATGGCGCCATGCGGGACCTTGCAGAGCTGGATCACGTCACCCGATGACAGCGAGGCTGTTACCGAGTAAACGAACTTAACGGAGGTGGATCCGGCATGAACGAAGCGTGGCTGCACGCCGTCCTGTGCCTTATCGGCTTTTAAAGTTGCCATAAGATTTGATTCCTCCGATTAGACGCCGTGTGCTACAGCATAGGTTGAAACGACAACGGTGCCGAAGTCTTCACTGTTGAACTGACACTTCTTCATACCGTGGATGGCACCAGCTGCTACGCCCAGGCTATTGCCGTAGTCGAAGAGTTCTTCCTTCCAGGAGTATGTCTGCTTGCCAGCCTCACGCCCAAAGGCGCACGCCACAGCCTGAGCACCGCACATGACGGCACGCCGAGCGTTGGAGTTGGTTGGGGCCGCAGGAACGCGTGTGTTCGAGTGAAGTACAACACCGTTGTACTCGCCAAGTGCGCCGGTGAAGATCGGGTTCTTGGTTGTCTGTCCACCGGACATTGCTGCCTTCTGGATGTCTAACCACTGACCCGTCGCCGTGTTGGTACGCAAATCCGTTACCTGGTAAGGATGCAGGAACATGACGTACTTCTTCATGCCTCTGCCCAGGTTGATCGGTACCAGCGGAATCTGATCGCCAGCTGAACCACCGGTCACTGCCAGCTCAACCGCGTAATCGATCAGCTCCAGGGTGAACGTGTCGGAGGCAGAAAGCGAAGCTTCATTGCCGGGACTCGAACTCTGGGCCAGGATCAAGCGGTTGGTGGACGGCGCGATGGCCGCTTGCATACCGGTGTACTTGGTGTTGGTCTGCGCTGTATTGCCGCAGGCCTGGTTGAAAAAGGCCGTATCCATACGATCCGCCCACCAGTCGGCCAGGCCATCACGCGCTGCGTCGCGTACCATGAAGGGTACACGTTGCTCGGACATCTTGCCCTTGCTGCGAACTGCGTGACGGAGTTGGTCGATGTAGACAGCATCGTCGTACGTGGTCAAGGCTTCTTCGTTGCCTTCCAGCGTGGAGTCGCCCGAGGTGCCTTCACCTTCAAGCTGCAGGCGCAGTCCGAAGGTGACCTTGTCACCCTCCTCCTTGCCTAACTCTGTTTTGATCTGGAGGACGTTGTTGGTGCCGGTGCCCATGAACTGGAACACGTGAGTGTTCTTCAGGGACTCCTTCATCAAGCCTTTGGACCAGCGCTTTACGGCCAGCGGATGGTTTACCGCATAATTGGTCGTTGCCATAATGGTCTCCGTGTTAACAAATTGGGTTCTTTCACCTATCGCTGGTGACTGCGAACCTGACCTTGCGTTGTCAGCACGAAAACCACATATCGCTGTGGCAGGCGAGACGCCTTACTGAGTGTATGTCCCGTTCAGGCGGTATTGGAACGATAATCGCTCCGGGGCCGCACTATGTCAAGCCCCTTTGTTCTTGCGCTTCTTCTTGATCTTCTTCATGGTGCCGTAGATGTAGGCCCGTCGCCGCTCCCCAGTCAATCCTAGATCATTGGCGCGGGCCTCGAGCTGCTTGTGGAGCTTCTCTGGCATCAGTGCGCATCCACGCCCCATGTCTCCCTGAATGCCTCCGCGAACTCCTCGTCCGTTAGATCCTCCTCGTCACCGGACTCATCGTCAGGCGCAACACCGCCACCCATGCCCATCGCATTCTGGCCAGCAATGATCGAGTCGTCCGCATCAGTGCCTGGCTCCTTCTTGCCTGGGTCGTCAGGAGCTGGCCCACTGTAGCCGAAGCGCTTCGCCATGTTGTACATGTACTCGGCCGGGTCGATGCCTGTTCGAAGCGCCTGGGTCTGCGCCATAAATATGGCCTGGGCCGCCTGGTTCTGGGCCTGCTCCTCAGTGGCGCCCATCGCCTTGATGTTCTCGATGTTGATCTGGCGCACATGATCCAGCGCGTCGTAGTAATCCTCGTTGTCCTTCACGAAATTGGCATCGAACTGACCCAAACGGATATTAATGGCCGACAGCTGTGCCCGGGCTTCATCATGCTCACGCAGCTGGGCCACGTTATCGGCCGTGCTCTTGTTCAGCTCCTCGGCCTTGGCCACCTTGTGATCCACGTAGCCCTTGGGGTCGTCAAGGTACTCGGGCTCAGGTTCGGGCTCGGGCTTGTTCTTCTCGGCCTGTATATGATCGATGCGCTCCTGCAGGGCGCTGAACTTTGCAAGCTCCCGGCTCATTTCGTCCAAGCGCCCCTGGAAGGTCTTGCGCTCGTCTAGGAGTATTGCAAGAGGTACCGTCTGGCCACCAGCCTGCCTGTCAGCGGCTTCGCCACCACCAGGTGCTCCGGTATCGGATGATTGTTCAGCACCAGCGCCCTCTTCACCGCTGGCATCACCACTATCGGCATCATCGTTCTCTGCTGCTCCCGTAGCTTCTTCATTCCCTCCAGTATCAAGTTCTGCGATGTCTTCGGCTGGTGACTCATCGGCGTCTGGCTCCCCTGATAGCATGTCAAATTCTTGGTCTTGTAGTGCCATGGTTTATTCCCCTTTATGTTGCTATTGCTGTGCCCGTCTCGGCGGCTGCCTTGCGAGCTTCTTGTTGTTTCTTCAGTGTGTCCGCCTGCAGGTTGCTGACCTTTGCCTTGTGCTCGGCTGCCTTACCCTGCTTGACCTGGACATCGGCCTGGCGATCGGCCATTTCGATCTGCTGCGCTTGCTGCTTCTGCGGGTCCGGCCTCATCATCTTCTTCCACTTGGCCACAAACTCGGCCGGCAGTGGCGTGTAGTCCAGGAACTCAGGCGGCGGCGGTATGCCCATCTTCGCCAGGTGCGGCATGAGTTGCATCAGGCTGACGAAGGTGCGCTCCTTGACGTTGGTGCTGCTCGGTGACTCATCGGCGATGATGTCGTACTTGTGGGCCAGCTTGTCCTTGAGCAGGGGCACGAACTGCTTCGAACCCTCGGCATCGGTAATCCTGACGATCCTACCCTCCGGCACGTACTTGCGGATGTATTCCAGGTAGAGTTCACCGCTATCCTTCAGGTACCGGGTCATAGCATCGAAGGCCCATGCAACCATGGCCATGCCGGCCTGCTTGCGCTGCTGCTCGATGATGCCGGGCTGGTTGCGGTCGGTCATCCCCAAGAGTTCGACCGGAATGCCAGTGACGCCACTGAAGGCCTCCATGGCAATTTGCAGCAGCCGGTCCGAGCCCTGCGGGTAAGCGGTCTGGGGCCGCTCCTGGATCTTGGCGCCGCCCTGGCCACTGAGGGCACCGTCCTCCAGCATGACGATCTTGTCCGGACTGGACCAGTCGCGCTCGGCCTCCATCGGGTTCAGGAACGCACCCTCCTCCGCCATCACGCCGCCCTTTGCGTTGGTATCGATGGTGTGCAAGATCTGCGACAGCAGCTTATTGACCCACAGCTGCGGATCCTTCATGGCCTCCGTCAGGCCGTACCAGCTGTTATCGTTACGGTTACGCTTACCGGTCAGGCACTTGTAAGTGAAGCCGGACTGACACGGCGACAAGCCCTTCTGCAGCAGCGTGGTGCCGACACTGAACATGCGGTAGTAGACACGCTTCTTCCTGGGCACCGCCTTGTACTTGACACCGTTCTTCTCCATGAACGGTTTGAACTTGCTCTTGAATGCGTTCAGCTTGACCATCTGGGACTTCTCTTGCCCGCCCATCATGATCTTCACCAGCATGTGGTTCTCGACCTTGTACCACTGGTGTTCCAGCACGGTATGAGTACGTACCTCACCACCTCCCGTATTGCCTGTGCCGCTCTCGTAGAACGGCGCCCTAGTGGCATCGTGGATGTCGGTCATGATCTCTTCCATGCCGTCCATCATGGCCTCGGGCTCGCCGAAGTCAGCATCGGGCCAGCGCTCCTCGATCTCCTCCTGGGTCATCGGTTTGCCGCGGATCACCCACCGCATATCCCGCAGGTTACGCTTGCGTGCCCGGGTGTCCCACCGCATCTGCATGCCGTCCCTGCGCTCGGTTATCATCAGGCCCTCGGGATCCAGCTCGTAGTCCATATAGTGCTCGATCCATCCCATGCCGGTCACCAGCATGTCCCAGAAGGCGTCTGACTCCTCGTCCTGCGCGTCGCTCTCGTCACGCAACCAGGACACAACCTCGTTGGCCATATCGTTAACGGGTGTATCCCCTACCTGGCGCGGTGCGAAGTTAATGTCCTGACGGTTGTTGATCTGGAGGCCTGAGACGGCATCGATGTACTTGGCGGTGAGATTGAAGGCCACGATGGGTCGTAGCTTTTCTTCGTATAGGGCTTTGGTGACATCGTCCAGCTGGTCGCCAGCGACAAATGCGTATGACTGGTTAGCCTGGAGACGGTACTCGTCGTGGGCTGATTCCGATTGCTTCCAGCGCTTGCGAGCCAGGGCGACGTCATCGTCTATCAATCCAGACGAATCGTCAATTTCGTACATTGATCATGCTCCCATCCTCAGTGACTGCGATTGACCACTGAACTTGTACCTCTGGTCTTTCTTTGGTTCAGGTGCTGGTTTTGGCCATAGTAGCTCAACATCCTCCACCCTGGCAAGCATATCAAGGAAGTCGTCGTGCACCGGCACCGGCCAGACGTCGTACTCGTTGATCATGAAGTCCTCGATCAGGTTGACGTTGTTGCCCTGCCAGTCGGTAAACCAGATGTGGTACGGGAACCACCAACGGTGCGCCTGGAACTGGGGCTGTAGGCGCTGGATCCGGTCCACCTTGGCCATGAGTCCGCCCACCTCCTTGATTTCGAAGCGGTAGTTTTGCTCCTTCTGCACGTACTGGATGTGCTGGATATCACTGTCCTTGCCGTACTTCTCGTACCAGGTGCCGAAGATCTTCGCGTGCTTGCTGTTCCACTTCTTGTGCAGCTGGATCAGTTTGGACGTTCGTTGCTCGAGGTTGAGCTTGTCTCGTATTCCGTCCAGAAAGTAAAAGTTATCATCCTGCCCGAGCTCAATAACGCCCATTGTCGTGTAGTCACTCTTCTTTTTCTTCTCATTGGCAGGGTCGACGATGATAAGTCGGTTTCCGCGACCACCCTCACCCATGCGATCGTAGAATCGCAGATCTGTACGAGTGAAGCCTCGATGCTTATCGGCAAGCGGGTTCTGTAGTAGCTGGCACGACGCCGTGAAGGTGCCGTACTGGCGTACCTTGTCCTCGTAGTGGTCCTGCGACCAAAACACCGCTTTACCGTCAAGTTCTCCATTGTCTGTCGCCGGGTAGATTCGTGGGATAGCTGCCTCGCGCTCCATGACAACGCGCCAGCTATCGTTCATGTGGTACCGGGTACCGATGTACCTGCGCTTACCGGTCTCGCCGGCGCCCAGGCTCAGGGCCAGCTCCCAGTGCTCGGTGGTCTTGTTGATCATATCCGTGGAGGTGGTGCTGGCCTTGGTCACCATGTCATCGAAGATCAGTACATTGAAGTGCTTGGATACCGGTTGCCCCTCGACCACTCCCCAGCATTCGATGGTCTGCTCCTTCGGGTTGCTCTTGCGCTTCACGCTCCAGCCGGCATCCTCGGACCACTGTATGGCCTCGGCCCGTGGATTATGCCACAGGATGTCAGGGAACAGGTCGATCAGGACCTTGTTGTTCTCCAGCTCGCGGGCAATCTGCTTGCCGAAGGCCTTCGCTATGGGTCGGGTGTGGCTGAAGATTCCGAAGACGGGCTCGATG